ACATTTGACCCTTCGTGTTCTTAATAACTGTTATAGTACCGTTTGAACTTATCGCTTCAAGTTTTTCTTTAGTACCTTTAACAACAACGTATCTTTTTGTCACTTTCATTAAAATCTCCCAAAAACCGGATCTATTGGTTTCTCTAGTACTTTTATTTTTGTGGTTTCGTCAGGTGTAATTTTAGCTTCTTCATCAACTGCAACATTTTTACTAGTTAATTCATCAAAGTAACTTTCCAATTCCTTATAAGATCCTACCATTTCATCTGTATTTATAGCAGAGATATCATCCGATAATTTTCTATCATAAGTTTTTAATGTTAGTTTATAAACATGTTTAATGTCTTTTTCCGTAAATAAGTTATTAATACCAGGAACCATAAATTCAACATTGGTGATTTCCATAACGCGATTGTTAGGTAAAATTATTAAATTTGATATTAGTTTTTTAACTGGGCTATTAGGATCTACGTCTGTTTCAACACCATCTTGAGATTCAAATATATTAGATATTGATTTTCTCGAAACAAATAATCTTATATTCTCAACGTTCAACATACCGAATTCAGAGTAATTTACATTTATATCATCGTACTCGTTAGAATTTTCTGGTAGCATGTATAAATCAAATACTTTTTCTTTATCTGTTTTGATGCTTTGAAAGTCACCGAAAACATTTTCATCATAATTGATCTTCTCAGTTAAAAGTAATTTAACCCTGATACCATATAGATTTATAACTTCATTAGTATGCCTACCTTGTAAATCATAATCTGCTTTTCTTGATATGTTAAAATTCACATAAATTCCTTAAAATAAATTATCTACGCCTTGGATAATACTAGTACCAGTATCACCAACAATAGCACCAACGATGGTATCAAATGTACTCTTAAGTGGTATAAATTCTGAGTAAGTGAAATCAACACTGAACTCACTCATGGTTGTTTCATCATCGTCATCTAATTCAACGGTACCAACACCTGATGGAAATGCATTTTGTAGTTTATAACCGTATATCTTTTTACCCGTGTTATCTAGCTGCCATATATTCACATCAGCTTGATATATAGGTGCTCTTGATTTACCAGCAAAGGCATTAAGTAAAAAACTCATACCATAATCAGTTTCAAATGATGTTTTTAACGTATTAGCAGTTTTAACTATACCATCTATAGTAGTCATTAAGCTACTAGCTCCCAATTTTCCAAGTAATCCATCATCTTTCGGTTTGGTGTTATCAACAAGGGTTAACCATTGATCAAATAGCTGCCTAAGAGTCATAGTACTATCATCGATTATTGAAATTGTATACTTACCTTCAAATGTAGTTTCTGCTCTGAAGTTATATTTACGGCCCCTATGATATGCAGATACTGTACTTAGATTTCTCTCCGGGAATGATGTGCTTCGGCAAAGGATATTTAATTTTTTACCATGGTTACCAGGTACAGGTATTTCTAACAAGTATTTAGATTTTCGTAAACCTAACCCAGGCCCTAGTTGCTTCTTTAAGTCTTCTATTGTAAAATTCATTTACTACCTACTAGGAAATCATCTATTCCTGTTTGTATGCTAGCCCCGGCATCTTGGATTGATGATTCAATACTACCCAAAGTACCCGAATCAAAACTTGGTAAATATCCCATCGCGCTATTAACAATCTTATTTATGTTATCCTGAACAGCACCGAGAAGTTTATTAGCTATATCATTAGAGTTCATAGATGAGCTTGTACCCATGGCTTCATAGTATGTATAAGAGAACGATACGGTGAATTCTAGTAAAGCCCCAGTTGATTCAGCGTTATATTCGATCTGTGATATTGATTTAGGGAATACGTGATAGAATGTATAAGCTGCTTTATCTTTTACCCCGTCAAAGTCTAACTGTGTTAGAGTAATGGATGTTTTACCTGATAATAAATCACCTGATTGCTGACTTATAAGACTATCTGTACTAGATGCGTTAGTTTCTTGATAGTTTAAATATGACATAGCAATCATCCAATTTTCAAATACTTGTCTGTATGCATGTGCTTCATCCATATAAAACGTTAAATCTATTGATTGGTTAAAGGTGTCTTGTCCTGGAATAGGTATTTTTCGACCTTTATAAGATATTACTATAGGTTCGTTAGTATGAGTTGGTAGTAATGTTGTTTTACATAGGATATCAAGGTCCCTATCACTAGACCCAAAAACAGGTGGTAATGTAAGAGCACATCTGAACTTGGTTGCTCTAGCACCATCTTGGAGAACATCATTTATAGTGTTTTGGATTATATCACTCATGGTCCCTACTTTTTCATTATTTATAAATAATAAAAAAGGTGGATATATGGCTGACTTATCAGTGAACAGTATTGTATCACTAATTCAAGGAACGTCTTGGACACATAATAATAATTTCCATATAGAAGTGGATTTTGCTAAGAAGGATTTTGCTGCATATGTTGGTTGGGATAAGATAACTGATGAAATACTAAATGCTTCTTTAATAGATGTAACACTACCACAATACCAAAACGCATTAATATCACAGTATGTTCAATATGAGTGGAGATTTCATCAAGGTCGTGATGAATTATATAGGTTTACTTTTAAATTTAGAGACTACAATCAAATGACCCTTTACAATACGTTTAGAAATGCTTATAGATTATCGAAAGATAAATACTACGACCAGTTTGTAATGAATATCAAAGTAGTACTTGATAGTGATTTTAAGAACGGTGAAAAAACACTATTCCAAACAAGCACAGCTATGATAGAGAGTATTTCACAGATACAGTTATCACATGCAACAGAAAATCAAATAACAGAATTTGAAGTAGCGTTTATGTGTAATACTGTTGAAAAAGTACCAGCTTCTTCTAAACCGACTAACACTGATATTATAGCAAGTCAAAATACAAGAGCAAGATAAGAAAGGATATACATGGAGAAAGTTCAAGATACACCAGTATCATATATTGAGTTTGACTTAGGTCACAAAAAAGTAAAAGCTAGAGCTTGGAAAGGTAAGGATCGTAAGAATTTTAAGATTGCTCTTAAAACAGCAAAGGATATTGATAAAGCAATTATTGAATCTCTAGTTACTAATTGCCTTGAAAATAAGGATGAATTATTAACAAATGAGGAGTTAAAGTATCTTTTTATAGAATTAAGAAAAGTATCTATATCTGATAGTTTTGATTTTGAATATAAATGTACTAGTTGTGATAAGCTTAATAAAGTAAACATTAAATTAGAGGATATTAATAAATTAATATTTAAACCATTTAATACTATTAATGGTATTGAATTTGGTCCTATAGTAAATGCATCTTTCTATAAAAAGAATAAAGATGATGATGATGAAATTAAAGAAATTTCATTTTATACTAAAAGTATCAACGGTGATATTAGTAAATCATTTAAAGAAATAGTTGAGTACTATGAAGAGATGGATGTCAATGAATTTGATAAAATTTATTATGAATTTAAACACATGTTATGTAAAGTAGATAACATTAAAGAATTAACATGTGAGTGTGGTACTAGTAAAAAATTTGAATTTGATGAAATTCCTGGTTTCTTCCCAGAATCTTGGAATAGCTAATGTTAAAAGTCATTAAGTACGCTGATAAAGTAATCACTTTAAAACCATATAACACAGCTAAAGAGCGTGATATATTATTATACACAAGTAGTGATTATGACTTCAATGTACTTTTTGATTTAGTTAAAGATTCTATTAGTATTAAAGAACCTTGTACGTTAGAAGAATTAACATATCTTGAGAAAAAATATATATTACTAGAGCTTAGAAATATATCTGTAGGTGAGTTATTCACGTTTAGAAAGAACTGTAATAAATGTAAGAACAGGTTTGAGTTTAATTCAACATTCGGTGAAATAACTGGATCATCTGATTTTAAGTATAAAGATTACAAATTTCATGAAGCATTCTCAGATGATCCTCAAGATTACATTAATGTTGATTTGGACGAGTTAGATGTTAATGAATATGATGAAATATTACAAGAAATAAACAGTAAAAAAATAAAGTTTAATTTTAATAATACTGTAGAATGTCCGCACTGTAAAGAACAACAAACGATTATCTTAGATGAAAGTAACCTTGTTATTAATTTATCAGAGGATACTCTAACGAACTATTATAAAACCATAAGTCATATGGTATTTTTATGTAAGTTTACAAAACAGGACGTTGACAATATGTACCCATTTGAAAGGACAATATACGTTGGAATAATAAACGATATATACGAAAAGATGAAACAAGCAGGTAAAAAATGATTGCATATACCCCTAACGACCTAGCAAATAAAATAAGCAAAGTATATGATGAATCTGCTGCTGGTAAAATTGGTAAACTAGAAGACGAAAAGGATATTCTAACTGAAAAGAGTACGCAGCTAGGTAGAAAAATAGAAGATCGTGAAAACTCTATATTTAAAAAACTATCCGATATGGTTTCTGATGGTAAAAATATTGCTGATTTTATGATTAATAGACTAAAATCCAAAAAAGAAAAAATAGATAAAAAAATAGAAATCATAAACGCTAAGATAGCTGTTCTAAAATATAATGGATTAATTGAACCAAAACCTAATGGTACCCTTGAAATGTATTATGAATACGGTAGATGGTTAGGATTTGAAAAGAATAAATTAAAAGCAATAGACCACGGGATGTTTGGTAAAATATTTAACCGCGACAAAGCTAGGTTAAAGAAAATATTAAAATTAGAAAAAATAAACAACAGGAAAATTGAGGATTTAGAAAAAAAGAAGGCTACTATAAAACGTAAATACGAAGGAGTTAAAGATAGAACTAAAATGATGTATGGTGAAGGTAAAAATGCTATCGGTCCTGAATTACCCCCACATCCTGATTTTAAAAAATCTCGTCATGGTTCATCTGGCTCTGGTTCATCTGGTTCATCTGGCTCTGGTTCATCTGGGGAAATTGAAGATGCTATTGAAGAGCTTGCTGATGGACTTGCAACCGAGGCAACAGCAAGAGCAGATGCTGATACAGCACTACAAGTTAACCTCCAAACAGAATCAGATGCTAGAGCAGATGCTGATTTGGCACTCCAGGCTGAATTATATACTAATCAAGTTAACATCCAAACAGAATCAGACACCAGATCAAATGCTGATACAGAACTGCAAGTTAACATCCAAACAGAATCAGACACCAGATCAAATGCTGATACAGAACTGCAAAGTAAATTAGATGATATCAATGTTGAATTAGATAAAATTCAAACTGAGGATTCTTATAAGGCGGATGATACAACTAACTATATTAAAAAGGCTACTAGTCTAGAACAAGCGGATACAATGCTGGATACCCAGATTAAAGTCGTTTCTGACATTCTCGAGCAAGAGATTATTAACAGAACCACAGCAGTGGCTGGTATCAAAGTATCCGGTAGTATTGCTCCCATTGCAGCTGGTACTATTACATCAACAAGTGAAATGTTAGATGATTTGGGTTATGACGGGTCCTTAAGTGATATAGGTTTAGATGACGAGGATGTACAGCAAATATCCAAATTAATAGTTGTTAATCAAAATATACTTGACGTATTAACATCTATAGCTGAGACCATGAAAGATGAACAAGATACGTCTATAACTAAGTCATCTGAAGTAAATAACCCTTGTCCGGAAAAGGAAATAGAAACCGTTAAAGAAGAGAAAAAAGAGAATAGTTGGTTATGGGGCTTACTTGCTGGGATACTAGGTTGGAGTTTACGTAAGATTAAAGAGGCCTTTGGTTTGGTTATGGATTTAGTTGGATTTGGTATTCGAAAAGCAGCCGGTCTTATTAGTTGGATTTGGAAAGGTATTAGACCGATTCTAACATCATTATTGGGGTACGGATTTAGAGAAGTTAAGAAAGCATTGGGTTTGTTCGCAGACCTAGGGAAATATGGTGTTCAAAAGGCTGGTGATTTAGTTGGTTGGTTATGGGGTGGAATTAAGAACTTTGTAACCCCATTACTAGACTCGTTAAAAAATATGATATCCAGCACAGTAGAACGTATGGGTATTTACATAGCTGAAAAATTCACAGCTTTTAAAGATTACTTTATTAAATTCTTAGGACCACTAGAACAATTCTGGGATAACGTAACAGGGAAGATATCACAAGTAGCATCCAGTATATGGGAATCCGGTAAGAATATGTTATCTAACGCTAAAGACGCTGTTGTAGATAAAGTCAGTTCAGTTTACAATACTGCTAAAGATTACGTGGATGATGGGGTAAGTAAGGTAAGTGCTGCTAAAGATGCTGTTGTCGATAAAGCTGGTTCAATGTATAATACCGCTAAAGATGCTGTTGTTGATAAAGCTAGTTCAATGTATAATACAGCTAAAGATGCTGTTGTTGATAAGGTGGATAAAGTTACCTCGGTAGCTAAAGCAGCTAAGGATACAGTTGTAGATAAAGCTAGTTCAGTATATAACACTGCTAAAGGTTATGTATCTGAGGGGGTGGATAAGGTCAGTTCAGTAGCTAAAGCAGCTAAAGATACAGTTGTTGAGAAAGCATCTGTTATTA